GCCGTCTGGTACGTAACTCTCAGCTCTCCACCATTGGTTAACGTATTCGCTTGACTTTCCCTCAGATAGATAATCGCTTGCATCCTTGTATCCTTTCAAATGTTTAACTATTTTAACCTTGTTGCCGAAGAGTTCAGCTACGTCCTTAGCCGCCTTCTGTCCGGGTTCATCGCCATCGAAGCAGATCACGATAGTCTCGAAGCTATCTAGGTACTCATACTGAGCCTTGCAGTCTTTAACAGCCGCTGAAGCCCCGTTACGGATGCTCACAGTAGGCCACTTGCTGCCTGTCATCTGATACGAAGCCAATGCGTCTAGTTCACCCTCGACAATGGTGATGTATTTACCCTCTTTCTGAAACAGAGACTGTCCGAACAGAGTAGCTTTGTTGAAGTTACCCGCAATCGAGAATGTCTTGTTCTCTACAGATCGGATCTTCTCAGCTACCTTCAAACCTGTCTCATCAAAGTAAGGGTAGTAGTGCTTATCTGTCTCCTGTGTGACACCGAAGAACTCACAAGTCTCTCGTGAGATTCCTCTGTCCACTATGGCCTTCACTTCCCCTTGTGTCTTCATTTGAAATACCTTAGTAGTTTGTTGTTTATACGCAACAGGCTCATCTCCTGAGCCATTGACGTAGGTGTTACAAGCGAAGCAGTACTGGTGTCCATCATCGTAGAGTGAATTAGCGTCACTTGAGCCACATTTAGGATTGGAGCACTCTACGTGCTTGATGAACTTAGAAGCTACTTTAAGTGTAGTCGTCATTGATTAGCTCCTGTCTCTTACCACAGTCGTCACATCGTGCGTATCCCCAATGAGGTTGTCTGTACATAGGGCCACCACACCGATCACAAGTCCATTCGCTATCTTCTTCATCCTCGCTACGCTCGTAGTCCTCGGACAAGTCCTGCGGGTCATCATCTTCATCGTAGTCATTCATCTTGTTACCTCCAAATATACGATCCCAGTTATCTCGAATAGCTTGTGCGTTTTCCTTACGCCTGCCGCTGCCCTTACCTCCGTCTGACACCATTTGTGTTCTCCTTGAGCCATTGTTCAAAGTTAGCATCTACCTCGCTAGGCTTCACACGCTTCTTTTTATGATGCGGCCTTTTAGGTGGTACTGGTTCCCATTTAGGCCACGGAGCATTGGGTACAAGTATTGTTTTCATCATGGTTTATGTGTTCCCTTAGGTAGCAGCAAATTTAGAATGTAATTTAGTACGCTCATAGCTTTACGTCCTCCCACTTAGACAAGTCAGCAATGATGTCCGCTAGAACGCTCTCTGAGACCCCTTTGTAAGCCGTATACCCTTGGGTAGCAGCCTTCAAAGATTCAAGCAATAAACAGGCTTCTAGGCCCTTTAAAGCATACTTGTGCGCTAAGACCTGCTCAGGTTTAGACAAGTCATATGTTAATGTTGCAGTTCCACTCATTTTAGTGACACCTTGATTAATGTTAAAACAAAGACAAACAAAGATATGATCATAAAATCACCATGCTTTCTCAAAGACTGCATTCCTCATGTCCCCTTGGACTTTATCCCATCCGTACAAGACAATAAGCTCTACGAATTCGTGAATGGTGTGATGGTAATGAGCTTCTTCTTGCATGATTAGAGTTTCATCTCTAATTTCTTGATCGTTTGTAGACATAGAATCTTTCATGTTATCCCCCTATTTACTTTAAAGTAGTTTTAAAGATAAACAATAAAGTAGTATTTACTTTAATGATTACTTTAATGTTCTTCATGTTCATCATAGTCTCTATAGTTCTCTATAGTATCTATAATGATGTCATGAAGTCCTGTAGAATCCCCTGTGTCCACAATATCATCATCATCAGGGTCAGCATCGAAGTCCTGTTCAGTCATCAATGATCGATTGTCGATTGTAGGGATGATTGTCTTCACATCTTCGAAACATACTTTACATAAGTCTAAGAACTGAAATGTAATGGCGTGTTTTCGTGTCGCTTCAAAATCAGATAGCAGACGATCGCAGTTTACGCAGTGCATTTTATAGCCTCTTTCATAGTGAACCCTTGTCAGGGTATTGGTTGATGATTTTAAGTGCCTTAGCGGTCGATTAAAGGGCTATCAGGCACATTCTTGAGTTGTTCCTCTGCCCACTTCCTCTGCTGCTCAGGTGTCCAAGGTGTCAATGGGTTATCTTTGGTCGGGAAAGGCCACGTATGTTGTATTTTTACCACAAATCCTCCGCAATGATGTAATCAACACAATAACACACAATGATAAATACAATCATGGTTTATTACTCCACTTTAAAGAAGGAAAGCCTTCTAATGGGTGTTTCCCATCGAAAAAGGCATCTTGCAGCATTGTCGATTCTTCCTCTAGATCGACATAGATCGTCATTGGCGCATAATTGTGCCTCTCATACGCTAGATCATAGGCCATCGCTTCAGATTCAGCCTCAATCGTGTAGTCACTGTGATAATTCCCGTTTGTGTCTTCAACATAGACATTATAGGTTTTTAAGGTCATTCTTTCACTCCAAGATCATAGTTTAAGTTGTCGATTGAGTCCCCAAATGAGTCCCATTCTCTAAAGAATTCGAGATCGTCAACGCTAGATAGCTCATTGATTGCAGGTGAATACTTTTGTAGTATCTTCTTAGCCATTGAGAGCAAATGTAACAGTTCATCACGTGTAGAGACTAATTCGTCACATAGTGGGTTACCTTCGCGCCATAATCGCCTTTCTAAGGCTATGAAGTCATTATTGTTTAGCATCAGTTACCCTTTCAATAGCGGCATAAATGGAATACCAGTTAATGCCTATTTCAGCGTCAAAGCACTTAACAACCCAATACATAGCTTCAATGGCTTGATCGTCTGTTAACGTCAATTCCATTGTTTCAGCGGCTTCGTGGATGTCTTCAATGTGCCAATCATCACGAATTACAGGTTTGCCGTCTTCAATTACAATGTGTGCCATGATTTAACCCTCTTTAATTGTTTCTAATTCCCAGACATAAAACAAGGCATTGCCGCTATGCCATCCCCCAATGTAACTGCCGTCAACAGGGACAATATAGACCATGTCGTTATCATCATCTATCTTTTTAACAATGCCAATGCTAGCGTTAACCTGTTGGCCTGTCTTAACGTAATCCCCAAGCATTACGTGGTGCGAGTGTTTGTTCATATAGTACATAGTTAAACCTCCAAATGTTGTGCCATAGACCGCATTTCAGGCCATGAGTGAGTTTCTAATAAATCGGGATGTTCCCTCAAAAGAGCGTGGATTTGCTCTTCAACTGTATGTTGCTCATCTTTAAAGACTGTCTTTTCTAACCAGTTATAAAAATGCTCTGCATGATCCCTAGACATTACAGGCATGGTTGTACCCATTCATTGTGAGCAAAATAGAATACACGATCGTATTCACAGAGCAAAGCTGTGCGTGTTGATCGTTTGATGCACAAATTACCATTACAGTAAAAATTTGAGCCTATAGGTAATTGTTTGAATGTCATGATTGATCCCCTTAGAATTGAATGTACACGAATGCACCAGAATCAGTTTCACCGACAATAGAGGTTTCATTGTTGAGGAATTCCTCTACTAAATCCCTAATTTCACCTTCGCTCATGCTATCGTCAATGTAGAGACTGTAATCTTTAGCGATCTCAAGAGGCACATTCTCTGTGAACTCACAACAGATAGCAACGACATCCAGTTCAATGTCAGAGTCACAGTCGTTTAGATAGTCGAACAGTAAACCTAGAGCCTCATAGCTGAACTGGTCAGCACGTCCGCAGCGGTGGAACTGGTCGCGGAACTGAGAAGCGGTGTCGATGGTTGAGTAAAGCATGGTGTTAATCCTTAACAAGTTGATGATGATGGTGTGGCACTGTGTACCCCGTAGAAGCCCCTGTGTGAAGGGCCTCTAAAGGCTAGGCAGTCATCCAGACTACAATTATAGCGATGAAGCCGAGGACATAAATGGCGAGGTCATATTTTTTCATATAGGTGTTTTCCCTTACAGTTTAGAATTGAGGTGATTGTCATGGATGAGGCGTGTCATGGTCATGCGAACATCCCTAATCCAGTCGCTCATGTTGGCCTCTGTCAGTCGTTGCTTGATCAGCGGCTCAACTGGCGAACCAGTCCTCCACAGTTCAAAAGCCTCTTGAGCGATGCGGTCGATGTTGGCTTGGATGGCTGGATACATGGTGAACCTCTTAGATGGTGACTGGCTGACGACCGAACTTGATGATGAAGAAGCCGTGGTGTGTGCTCGACTGGTGACAGATGCCAGCAGCAATCAAGTCCTGAGCAGCGTGGAGGTCACGGCTGCGGCTGTAGAGGATGACTGCTTGGTTGGTCTGTGCCAGTTCCAGCAGCAGGGATTTGGTGGTGGTGTTCATGTTTGTCGATCCTTGACAAGTGGTTGATGATGATGCCAGTGTAGCTGATCTGATGGTGTGTGTCTCTAGGGACTTTCCCTAAGTGTCTGCCACCTGACCTGCTCCCATGTTATATTGCAAGCGCCGTGCCAGCCCTAATTTAATAGCACCTGAGTACTACATTTTAGTTGGCATTGTAGACCTCTGATGTACAGACCATGTAAACTGTAACTATTAGTATTCATTATTGATGCACCATTGTGATACAATTTGGACACCAGTGCACTAAAATGATGCACTTTCATGCACCAAGTTGGTTAGTCTGTGGATAACTACGTACTTATGCACAGCTTAGTAACAGCCATGTGTGGATAACTTTGGAGGTAGGTGTTTATACTTAGAACTTTTGTGTCGCTGAAGTAGTACTTTATAGGTGCTACATCGCCACTCATGTGTGTAACCTGTGGATAACTTTACTGACTCATTGGTCATTAGTGTGTAAGGGTTACTACGTAGTACCTTTGGAGTACTTAATAGGGGGGGAGGGGGAGGCTTGTGTGTTTACTTTTGTGGGAGCCTCCTAAGTACACAAAAAAGAGGAATTAAGAAAAGACTAAATAGAACTAAAAAGTCTATAGAAATCATGGAACTTAACATAATAATTGGGGACAGGTTAGGACTGTGGAGATAATCTGTGCACAGGAGGGCTTCATAGACCTCTTGAGGGCTACTATGTGGACACAAGAGGTCTATGTAGTCACATAGGTGACAATAGACATAAATAAATATAAATAAAGCTTGACATTTAAGAAAAGTACTATATAATTCTCTATGAAGGTAATCCTTCCAAGAACTCAAATGAAGACTTTGTAGACGGGCTACATAGTTAATACGGGAAGTTTCTAAAGTGAGTTAAACTACTTAGTTCCTCTGTACGGTATATGTACACAGGAGGTAAATTAAGTAAGTATATACTTCATTTAGATTCTTGCTTTTATGTTAAATTAGATAGTTACTCTAGAGTACTCATAGTAGTGGGTATCCCTATTGTTATCCCTTATTATAATTAGTCTATCTCCTCAAAGGACAAAGATGGAACAAAGTACAGAACTCAAGGTTAGAGGACGAGGTAGGCCCAAGAAGGGTGAGATAGTCGCTAAGAAGTCCAAGAACAGAGGGACACTAGGTCGTCCTAAGGGTGACAAAGCTATTATCGATGAGTACAAAGCTAGGATGCTTAACTCACCTAAGAGTGCTAAGGTCTTAGAGTCCATTCTCAATGCTGCCCTCAATGATGACCATAAGAACCAAGCAGCTGCATGGAAGCTAGTCATAGACCGTATAGCGCCTCTATCGTCTTTTGAAGCTGTTAAGGCTGGTGGACAGACCCCTCAGATCTCAATCAACATAACTGGTCTTACTGCTCCTGTGGTTGAAGCTGAAGAAGTCGTATACGACATAAGTGACGTAGAGGCTAAGAGCACAGAGGACGAAGAAGATGAGTGAACTTAACTTTGCCTTACTGAATTGGCAACAGGAGGTCTTCAAAGACCCCCATCGTTTCAAGGTAGTCGCTGCTGGTCGTCGTTGTGGTAAGTCTAGACTCTCCGCTGTGACCCTCCTCATTGAGGCTCTGAACTGTCCTGAAGGCTCCGCTGTGATGTACATAGCGCCTACCCTAGGACAAGCTAGAACTATTATGTGGGACTTGCTACTTGACTTAGGTAGACCAGTCATCAAGTCCTCCCATGTCAACAACTTGGAGATCACCCTCGTTAACGGTAGGAAGATCTTAGTACGTGGTGCTGATAATCCTGATAGTCTTCGTGGTGTCTCTCTTACCTATGTTGTACTAGATGAGTGTGCCTTTATCAAGGAAGACACATGGCAGAAGATCATTCGAGCTTCTCTGTCTGACAAAAAAGGTAGAGCCTTGTTCATCTCCACACCTAGTGGTCGTAACTGGTTCTACGATCTGTTCAACCTCGGTCAGGAAGAGACTGACGAAGAGTGGCGAAGCTGGCACTACACGACCAAGGACAATGAGACTATCGATCCTAAGGAGATTGAAGCTGCTGAGAGAACTCTAAGCTCCTTCGCCTTCAAGCAGGAATATTTGTCTTCCTTCGATACTGCTGGTAGTGATCTCTTCAAAGAGGAGTGGTTAAAGTACAAGGATGAACCTCAGTACGGTGACTACGTTATCGCTATCGACTTAGCTGGCTTCGAGGATGTCGCTAAGAACGCGGGAGCCTCTAAGAAGCGTCTAGATGAATCAGCCATTACCGTCTGCAAGATCCTAGACAATGGTGACTGGTGGGTTAAGAAGATCATCCACGGACGTTGGGACATCAGAGAGACTGCCTCTAAGATCCTCCTAGCTGTGAAAGAGTATCAACCTGTCGCTGTGGGTATCGAGCGAGGAGCCTTGAAGAATGCTGTGATGCACTACCTTCAAGACTTGATGCGTAAGAATAACGTCTATACGCACATCCATGACTTGACTCACGGCAACAAGAAGAAGACTGATCGTGTCGTATGGGCCTTACAAGGTCGTTTCGAGCATGGTCGTATCTCCTTGAACGTCGATGAGGACTGGAAACAGTTTGAGGATCAATTCATCATGTTTCCCGCTACTGGTGTTCACGATGACTTGATTGATTCTTTATCTTACGTAGATCAATTAGCTATGACTACGTACCAGCAAGACTACGAAGAAGACGATCACGAAGTACTAGATATTATTAGTGGTTATTAACAATAAAACACTTGACAAACTACTACTTTTAGTGTAGTATCCGCAATAATTAAATACAAGGCTACATTACATGGCTGATATGGAACAAGAAAACGGTGAAGCTCAGTTTGAGGAACCTACTGAGAACGACAAAGAGCTAGTCACTTGGGTGATGGATCACTGTGAGCGTTGGAGAGACTTCCGCGATAATAACTACATGGATAGTTGGGAAGAGTATGAACGTATCTTCCGTGGTCAATGGGAAGCATCTGATTCCACTCGTGAGTCTGAGCGTAGTCGTATCATCTCCCCCGCCACTCAGCAAGCCGTTGAAACATCCCATGCTGAGATCATGGAAGCTGTGTTCGGTCAAGGCGAGTACTTCGACATTGAAGATGACGTTCAAGATGTGAATGGTCAACCTATCGACGTAGGTATGCTCAAAGCTCAGATGATGGAAGACTTCGCTAAGGACAAGATCCGTAAGAGTATCGACCAGATTGGCTTGATGGCTAAGATCTACGGTACAGGTATTGGTGAGTTGGTAGTGAAGACTGTTAAAGAATACATCCCAACTACTCAAGCTATCCCCGGCGTTACAGGGCAAGCAGCCATTGGTGTCACTGAAAAGGATCGCATCAGCGTTACCTTGAACCCTATCAATCCTAAGAACTTCCTCTTCGATCCTAATGGTACATCGGTGGATGACTGTATGGGTGTAGCTATTGAGAAACCTGTGAGCTTACATAAGATCGTAGCTGGCATGGAAGCTGGTATCTATCGCAAAGTAGATATTACCCCTTACATGGACGACGACTCTCTTGAGGCTACTCAGGAAGTACGTCAGTACCAAGACGGTAAAGCTACGATGTTGACCTACTACGGCTTAGTGCCTCGTGAGTACTTGGACTCCTTAGGTACTCAGAAGGACGTAGTGGATCTCTTCCCTGAAGATTCAGCAGCTGATGACTACTCCGACCTCGTGGAGGCTATCATCGTTATCGGTAACGGTTCACTCCTTCTGAAGGCTGAGGAGAATCCTTACATGATGAAGGATCGTCCTATCATGTCGTACCAAGACGATACAGTACCTAACCGTCTGTTGGGTCGTGGTGTGGTCGAGAAGGCTTACAACATGCAGAAGGCTATTGATGCTCAGTATCGTGCCTACCTAGACTCATTGGCGTTGACTACATCGCCTATGATCGCTATGGATGCTACTCGATTGCCTCGTGGTGCTAAGTTTGAAGTTAAACCCGGTAAAGCTCTCCTGACTAACGGTAATCCATCTGAGATCATGATGCCATTCAAGTTCGGTAGCACAGATGGTAACGCTCCAGCGGCAGCTCAGAACTTTGAGCGTATGCTCCTGCAAGCTACAGGTACGATGGACACCAATGGCATGATCTCCCAAGTCTCTCGTGATGCCTCCCAAGGCGGTATCTCAATGGCTGTGGCTTCTTTGATTAAGAAGAACAAGCGTACCCTCACGAACTTCCAAGAGGACTTCCTGTCCCCATTTATCAAGAAGGCAGCATTCAGGTTCATGCAGTTCGATCCTGAGCGTTATCCATCAGCTGATTTGAACTTTGTACCTACGGCTACCTTGGGTATCATGGCGCGTGAGTACGAACAATCTCAGTTTATCGCTCTCTTGCAGACCTTAGGCCCTAACACTCCAGTGTTACCTCTGATCTTGAAGGGTGTGATTCAGAATTCTTCTCTGTCTAATCGTGCTGAGATGATTGAAGCTCTCGATAAGATGGCTCAACCTGACCCTAAAGCACAAGCTATGCAGGAACAACAGCAGATGTTGGCTCTTCAAGCTGCTCAGGCACAGATTGCAGTCAATACGACACAAGCTGAACGCAACAAAGCTGAGGCTATGAACACGATGGTTGAGACTCAGTTGAAACCTAAAGAGGTTGAAGCTAAGATTATCTCCTCAACTACTCAAAATTTACCTAATAATGATGAATTAGCTAGTCGAGAGTTTGATCGTCGTGTTAAAATTGCTGACTTAATGCTCAAAGAGAAAGATATTGAGCATAGGCTGGAAGTAGTTAAGATGCAAACTGCTGCTAAACACGCTCAAAAGACTAACGACAATGAGTTTTTAAAGAAAATTATCGGTGAGTAATGAAACTTAAAGAAGTTATTCTTTCCGATGTATCTACGGAAGCTAAAGTAGCTGCTATAGCTATCCTTTTAGATAAGGAGCTTCCTAAACTAACTGAATACGTTAACGAAGTTGAGAAACTTCAAGGCCCTCAAGGTATTCAAGGCCCTCAAGGTGACAAAGGGGCTGACGGTAAGGATGGAGTTGACGGAAAAGACGGAAAAGATGGTCTTAACGGCAAGGATGGTGTAGATGGTCAAGATGGTGACAACGGTGTATCGGTTATTGACGCTAAGTTGGACTTCGATGACTCACTCGTTCTCACTTTATCCGATGGAAAAGAGTTAAACGTAGGTGAAGTACGTGGTGAGAAGGGCGAGAGAGGCCCTCCCGGTATTACACAGACGAATATCTACGGTGGTTCAGAGAACCTCGATGGTGGTTTTTACAATTCTAATTACGGCGGTGTTCCTGTCGTAGACGGAGGAAGTCCTTAAATGGCAGTACAATTACAACTTAGACGGGGTTCCGCTTCTCAGTGGACTGCGGCTAATACTTTGTTAGCTCAAGGTGAATTAGGTCTTGAAACTGACACAGGCAAACTTAAAATTGGTGATGGCAGCACTGTTTGGACAAGTCTAGCGTATTACACCGCTGGTTCCGCTGCTGTCACCTCAGTTAACGGCTACACAGGCACTGTTGTCCTGACAGCTAGTGATATTTCAGGCTTAGGTACGATTGCCTCTCAAGCAGCTAGTAACGTCACTATCACTGGTGGCTCAATTACAGGTATTACTGACTTAGCCGTAGCTGATGGCGGTACAGGAGCTTCTACGGCCTCAGGTGCGCGTACTAACCTAGGCTTGGTTATTGGTACTGATGTGCTTGCTCCTAACGGTAGCGCGGCTTCTCTGACAAGTTTCCCTACATTCAATCAAAACACTACAGGTACAGCTTCAAACGTAACGGGTACTGTAGCTATCGCTAACGGTGGTACAGGCGCGACCACAGCAGGAGCTGCTTTAACTGCGTTAGGAGCATACGCAGCATCTAACCCGTCAGGTTACACAAGTAACACAGGTACTGTCACCTCTGTTGCTGCTTTGACTTTTGGAACAACAGGTACTGATGTATCTTCCACTGTCGCCAATGGCACTACAACCCCTGTTATTACGTTGAACATCCCTACAGCTTCAGCGACTAATCGAGGTGCGTTAAGCGCAACAGATTGGACTACATTTAACAGTAAAGGCTCTGGTACTGTTACATCAGTAGGAATGACAACTCCAACGGGTTTGACTGTTACAGGATCTCCTGTGACTTCTTCAGGTACTTTAGCTCTGTCAATGACTACAGGCTATTCAATACCTACAACAGCTAGTCAGACTACTTGGGATACCGCTTACGGTTGGGGTAATCATGCTTCCGCTGGTTATCTCACCTCAGCCACAGCTGCATCGACCTACGCTCCTTTGACGGGTACAGGTACATCAGGTACTTGGGGTATCTCCATTACAGGTAATGCAGCCACAGCGACTAACGTTGCTTATAGTGGACTTACAGGTACAGTCCCAACTTGGAACCAAAACACTACGGGTACAGCCAGTAACGTAACTGGCACAGTAGCGGTAGCAAACGGAGGCACAGGAGCTACAACGGCTTCAGGAGCGAGAACTAATTTAGGTTTAGTCATCGGTACTGATGTGCTTGCCCCTAACGGTAGTGCAGCCTCTCTTACTAGCTTTCCAACATTTAACCAAAACACTACAGGCACAGCCTCTAACGTAACTGGAACAGTAGCTATCGCTAATGGCGGAACAGGGCAGACTTCGCAGACTGCCGCCTTTGATGCTTTATCGCCTACGACAACAAAAGGCGATTTGATTGTAAGTAACGGTACAGATAACGTCCGTCTAGCTGTTGGTACTAATGCTTACGTTCTGACTGCTGACAGTACTCAAGCCAGTGGCGTTAAATGGGCTGCTGCCTCTGGTGGCGGTTCCGCTTTAGAAGTTAAAGACGAAGGTACAACACTATCGTCTGCTGTAACAAGTATTGACTTTACAGGCGCAGGTGTAACGGCTACTAATACAGGTGGCGCTATCTCTGTTGCTGTTAGTGGTGGTATTGCTAGTGCTGACATTCAAGAATTTACATCCACAGGTTCATCCACATGGACTAAACCAGCAGGGGCTAAGTTGGTTTACATCTTAGCCTTTGGCGGTGGCGCTGGAGGTGGCTCAGGTCGTCGTAGAGCCACTGCTTCAGTTGCTTCTGCTGCTTTTGGAGGTGGTGGTGGTGGCGCAGGAGGTCGAGCAGAACTGTGGATTCCGGCTGTTTCTTTAGGAGCTACTGAAACCGTAACAGTTGGCGCTGGAGGTACAGGGGGAGCTGCACGAACAACAGATGACACAAGCGGAGCAATCGGAACAGATGGGGGAACTTCATCTTTTGGTTCGTGGCTGTTAGCAAGGGGCGGGAGCGCAGGAAGCGGCGGAACACTCGGAACTGCTCCGGGGGGCAACGGTGGAGGCGGCGGAGCTGATGGAATTTCTGCCTCTGGAACCGCTTATACGGGAACAGGTGGAACAGGTGGATCAAACGCAGCTACAACCGGCGCTCGTGGAGGTTATCGAGGAGGCGCTGGCGGTGGAGCTGGTGGTTTTGTAGCTGCAAGTACAACACCTACAAACGGACAAGCTGGAGGTTTAGGTGGTTCTGCTTTTTCTACTTCTACAAGTGGTACTGCTGGAGGCGGCGGCGGAGGAAACGCTGAAGCAAGTGGAAGTAACGGAGGCAATGCGGCTAGTTACTTTATTGGCGGAAACGGTGGTGGCGCAGGAGGTTCGGGTGTTACAACAGCAGGAGCTGGCGGCAATGGTGGCTATCCGGGAGGCGGTGGCGGCGGAGGTGGGGCAGGACACGCAGTTAACTCAGGTGCTGGTGGCAACGGTGGTGATGGCTACGTTCGTATCGTCACATTCTTCTAATAAGGAGCCAATATGCCAAGACAATTCCTACTAAACGCAGACGGTTCTATTCCAGCTAACGTGAATGTTGAAGCTTTACAAGCCGCTGGTATTCCTCTTGTCTTACCTACACCTATGCCTAGACAAGGCGGTATGGTTGCTGTTGAGCAAGAGCCACAACAAGATACAGACGGTATATGGAAACAAGTTTGGACACTTGAGACAGCACCTGAGCCAGAAGAAATAATTATTGAAGAATAAGCATAAAAGTACTTGACAAAGAGTACTTTTTAGTATACATTACGTACTTATTAACTAAAAGGACTCCTTATATATGGAACAATCCTCAAGTACACAAGATTTATCGAAATTCTACGATGATGCTTTCGACATGATGTCCACTCAAGGGTGGAAAGATCTCATGGAAGACATCCTCAAAGTAAAGGATAGCTACGACAAACTATCTTCTGTCACGGAAACACACCCTCTAGACTTTCGTCGTGGACAG